AACATCATGACACACAGAATCGTAGTAAATGTAGAGACAGGCGTGACCTCAATCGTTGAGTACACCGCTGAAGAACAAGCAATCCATGATGCTGCTGTGGCTGCACAAGCTGCTGCTGTAGTTGAGACGCCAACTGAGCCTGTAGTCGAGACACCTACTGAGCCTGTAGTCGAGACGCCAACTGAGCCATGAGTGAGGTTGAAAAAGAATTCGCCGTGCATGAGGCCGTCTGTGCTGAACGCTATGCGGCGATAGAGAAGTCATTTGTCGATGGCGACAAGCGCATGTCACGCATTGAGTATCTACTCTACGTCGTGATCGCTGCCGTGTTGCTCGGCCCAGGCTTTGCTGGCGAACTGGTCAAGAAGATCTTGGGGCTGTAAATTGACCCGCTCAGCATCTTGTTTGCCGCTAACGCTTGCGTTGCCGCTATCAAACAAGGATGCAAACTCTATAAAGACGCCAAAACGTCTTTCATGGAGATCAAGTCAGCCGTCAATGACGTTGTTGGTGTCACAAACGAAGTCCGTGGGTTCTGGTCTAAGCTCTTTGGAACAAAACAAGACGCGCCAAAGCCTGTGGCGAAAAAGAAGGAAACCTATGTAGCCGTTGACGAAACCCAAGTCATGGCAGATATTGTTACCCAGTTATCTCAATTTTTTAAACTCCAAGAACAGCTTGCGGCGCATATACGGGAAGAGGAAGAACGCTCAAAGACCATCTACGACCCTGATGCCAACCTGATGGAAGCCGCCTTAAAACGAGTTATGGCGCAAGACCAAATGGCGTTGCTTGAGACTGAGATCCGAGAGGCGATGGTGTACGGCGCTCCTAAAGAGATGGGGGCTCTTTACAGCAAAGTGTTTGATATGCGAAATGTCATCAAGGTAGAGCAGGACAAAGCAAGGAAGAAACGGGATGATGAATCATGGCAACGCAAAGAGGGGGAGCGGCTCCTAAGAGAAAGACAAGCGTATCTGCTGGTGACTATCCTATTCCTCCTATATATGTGGTTGCTCCTCGGCCTCTTGTACAGGATTGGGAAGTAGTTATGGGATGGATTGCGGCGTGTATTCTTGTAGTATTGTTGCTACCTCTTTTGGGAATGTTGTACATAGACGTACTGCAAACCAAAAAGGAAGCCCAAGCGCAAATTGAAAAAGTGGAAAAACTCAGACGGCAGGTTGAAAAGGAAAAAAAGTGACAATTTACATTCCACTGTTGTATATTTGCATTGCATTGGAATGCGAGTTCTTCCAATCAGAGATTTACATGTTAGAAGAAAAAAAGTGTGAGCAGGAAATTGCTAAAAGAAAAATTGAATTAATCAAGCAAGGCAGAACGGTTGAAGCGATTTGCGTAGATGTAAAAATTTTGGAGAAAAAATCAGATGTTACCTATCGTAGCCACCCTATTAGGTAGTCTTGCCCAAAACGGGCTAGGGCTGCTCTCCAGCGCCATCCAAGCCAAGGGCAAAGAAGTGGTCGAGAACACGCTAGGCGTGAAGATTCCCGACAACCCCACGCCTGAAGACGTCAGCAAGCTGCGCCAGTTGCAGTTTGAACATGAAGAGCGCCTGCTTGAGCTTGGTATTGAGAAGGCCAAGATGGAGCTGGCCGAGCTTGATCTGCTGGCCAAGGCCGCGCAGAACGACGCTGACAACATTACCGACCGCTGGCAAGCGGATATGAGCAGTGACTCCTGGCTATCCAAGAACATACGCCCCATGTCGCTCATAGCGATCTTTTTGGGGTACTTTCTGTTTGCCATGATGTCAGCCTACGGCTACAACGCAAACGAGTCCTACGTGACCCTGTTGGGTAACTGGGGCATGTTAATCATGGGTGCCTACTTTGGTGGGCGCACGGTTGAGAAACTGGCAGAAATGAGGAAGAAATGAAAGCTAAGTTAACTTTCCTTGTAACCTTGATGGTTAGCTTCACGCTATGCATTGTTGTCGTTGGCATGGTGGGCGTTCTAATGGCTGGACTGTTTGACGAAAAGGTTGACAACGCTGAAATCTTTAAACTGATTAGCCCAGCATTTCAAACCATTGTGGGCGGCTTTATTGGCTTGCTTGCTGGCGTGAAACTATCGCACGGTGAAACAGATGGAGAACAAAAATGAGCCTATCTACCGAACAAGCCGCATTCTTGCTGGATGCATGCAAACTGATTCAACACGCCACCGCCCAAGGCTTTGTGGTCACTGGCAGTGAGTTGGCCAGAACGCCTGAACAACAAGCGATCTACTTCAAGACAGGCCGCTCCAAAACCATGAACAGCATTCACTTGAAACGCTGCGCCATTGATTTGAATTTTTTCAAAGACGGCAAGATCATTTGGGATAAGGCGGTTCTTGCGCCTCTTGGGGCGTACTGGGAGAGTCTGCACCCGAAGAATCGTTGGGGCGGGAACTTCTCCAATCTGGTGGATTGTCCACATTTTGAACGTGTGCCAAAAGCATAGCCAAGAGGAATAGCGTCCCAACGCCGATGATTGCGCCTATGGCCAAGGCAAGTACGGTTGCAATCATTTATTCAATTCCCTGTATGCCTTGATGGCGTCTTTCAATTCATTTTGCAATTGTTCGATGCGGTCGTGTTGTTCTTGCATCTTGGCGTAGGCTTCGGCAGCAAACTTGGCCAAGTTTTCTTGGCTCCATGTTTCAAACGCTGGCATTTGCTTTCCTTTCAAATCTCAAGTCTTTTAGATACGCTCTTAACCATTTACCTTTGCCAAGTTTTACCCATTCGTCATATTCGCTTTGAGTTAATTTAACGGTGACAGATCTACCGTTCTTTGTCAGCTCACGTTTTGGCTTCAGCATTTTTCTTCATTCCCATGATTGCGTCTTGAAACCTGTATTCGCAGCTATGTTGGTCGCTAGCCGCCTTAGTTACAAATACCAACCTACACTCAGTGCAATACCACGCTGACCCTTGCTCAACAATCGTTGCCTTGTTTCTAGTTCTTCCAAAAAACGCGCGTATTTTTTTAAGCATAGTCACCCTCCTTTGTGTGTTTCAACAGTTGTGCCTCAAGACGTTTAATGCGTTCCTCGTTGTATTGGATGTTGGCATGGGCGTAGTCCGCAGCCGTCTCGGCTTCTAACTTGCGTAGGTGCGCCTCATGCAATTCATGCGCGATGATTTCATGGATGGTCTTTGCCCTGATGACATCCTTGATGTACTTGACTGTTGTTTCTCTGAAGCTCATATCAGTACCTGTACTTAGGAGCGCAAGACACGTCAGCAACAACGTCTGCGGTGTAGTTGTTGATCTTGCGCTTGGCAATGATCATCACGGCGCGAAGGCCAGAGCTTTCACACTCCTGCACGGCCATGATCACCTCATTACGACTCATGGCGCGGATGTCTTTATCCACGGTCAACTTCTGCTCGGCGTTGCCGCTGGCGCCATCCAACAGACTGGCGTTCCAAGACGATCCTGCGGCGCAGCCACTTAACAGCAAAAATAAAAAATACTTCATGGTTGTCTAGCCTCCTGTAAAAGTTCGATACGTTCACGCGACGCCCTCAACGTGGTGTAGCGTTGGTGCAGGCGCTCCAACACCACCACACGCCTAGCGTTAGCGCGCTCATGGTTTAGCATGTCCAAGACTTTTTGCTCATCAAAGGTTTTGAGTTCATTGTTTAATTGACGCCAAGTGAGTTGCAATTTTGTCCTCCAGTTTTTTGATTGTTTCCATGCTCTTGCTCAACTTACGCCAAGCGGCGTTGAAGTCGCGTTGGTATATCTTGTGAATAGACTTCTCAGCCTTTAGTTGGGTCTTCCATTTAAGTAGTCTCACTTCAGTTCCTCCATTGCAATATCTGACACGGCGCGCTTGTCGTGTAGCGCGCCCCAAATCTTTTCATCCACAGTCTTGTTGGTCATCATCACGTACACCCACACAGCGTGTGCTTGGCCTGAGCGGTGCAAACGGCCAACGGTCTGTTCGTACAGTTCCAAACTCCACGGCAAGGACAGAAACACCATGTGACAGCCCCCAAATTGAAGGTTGAGGCCATGACCCGCTGACTTTGGATGGACTGCGAGTAGTCTGACCTTTCCATCGTTCCATCGCTCAATTGCGTCCACGTCATCAAGGGTCGTAACGGTGAAACGTCGCTTAATCTCGGCGAGTTCTTCTTGGTACTGGTAGACCAAGATGGTGTTAGCGTGTTGGTTTTCATCAAGCAATTCCTGAAGGCGGTCAAATTTGTGGCTGCTAAACCATACGGCGGTTTGCGTAGAATCGAACCTACCAGGTGTTTCGGAGGCAGTCCTACGTGTGTCGTATACGAACCCACTGGCCATCTGTTGCAACTTGCCCGTCACCACACCCGCATTTATCGCGGTGACGTCCAACGCTTGAAAGTCCTTTTTCATCTTCTCGTAGGGTTCGCGGTCGTCTAGATCGCACCGCACTTCGACCACGTTTATGGGCGGCAGCTTGTCTTTGTAGTCGCCAGCATCCAAGACATACGTCGCAGGCTTGATGCGCTCCATGACGCCTGCCAACGACCCAACACGCGGTGCCCACTCACCGAAGTCTTTGTTGATCAGCACAAAATACTGCTGCATGAACGCGCCCTTAGACCTGCCAAGTAAACCTTGGTCAACGATCTTGCACTGACCAAAGACGTCTTCCAAGCCGTTGCTGGTGAATGAGCCGGTCAAGCCCCAGCGAATGGTCATGGGCTCTAGCACCTTTAGTAGCGCCTTGAAGCGCGTGCCGGACGGATTCTTTAAGCGTGTCAGTTCGTCAAACACGATGGCGTCAAAGTCCAGTTCTTGCTCGGCCAACCATTGGATGTTGTCGTAATTGCTGACCACAATGCGCGCGTCAGAACGAAGTGCTGCCAGCCGTTGCTTGGGTGTGCCCACGGCCACGGCAATTTCGTGGAAGGGTGCCCACTTGGGTTGCTCGACTGGCCACACGTCGGTACAGACGCGCTTGGGCGCAAGGACAAGGAAACGCCCCACCTCTTCGTTAAAAAGCATGTCTTGCATGGCCGTCAAGGTGATGGCTGTCTTGCCAGCGCCGACAGGTGCCAAAATCATGGCTCGGTCGCGCTCGTACAAGAAGTCAGCAGCTTCGTCTTGGTAGGGTCTTAATGAATTCATCAATTTGTTCCGTTGTCCATAAACACGCGTAGTTCTGTTTCAGCAGCGCCATGTCCGACATGAACATCTTCTGCAACACCGACAGTCTGCCGCCCTTAGTCTTCAATTCCACAAACCATGTACTGCCGTCAGGCAAACATGCAATCCTGTCGGCGACGCCTTTGCGCCCTGGGGACGTGAATTTGTACGTCTTGCCACCAATGCGCTCAACCGCCCACACGAAATGATTTTCAACTATTTTTTCTTTCATGTCAAAAAGTTTAGCACAGTTTTATTTTTTATGCTATAGTTCAGTCTCAATCAATTAAAGGAGAGTTCAGTGAACGACATACCAGCATTTCCAACAGGCATCATTACTGATGACAAAGGCAAGATTATTGGCGGTAGTAACGGCATGACATTGCGTGACTACTTTGCGGCAAGAGGGATGGAAACACTGATGACACAAGTTGTTTCCGAATTGAACAGAAAACATCATTCAATTAAAGATGCAATTCAAATACAAAATGTGTACGCCTCAATGTGCTACGCAATGGCAGACGCAATGCTGAAAGCGAGGAAAGCGTAATGGATCACAGTAAGATAGTCGGCGGCTCAACCGCCAAGCGCGTTATGAACTGCCCAGGCAGTGTGGCCTTGGTGCAGAAGATGCCGCCCCAGCCCAGCAACAAGTACGCCGACGAGGGTACGCTGTTGCACAACGTCATCGCTGAAATAGTGATGACCGACAAACACCCCGAAGAGTTTTTGCACACCAAGTACAACGACCAAGTGCTGACGCTTGACTTGATCGACAACAAACTGGTGCCTGCGCTTGCGGCGCTTGACGTAATCGACCCCAACAAGGAGATGGAAATTGAAGCGGAAATTCGTGTTGGTTTTGGTGATCTCTTGCCTGGCGTCTTTGGTAGTACTGACCTTATTGCACGTATTGGCAATCGGGCTGTTGTACTTGACTGGAAATTCGGTGACGGTGTTGCTGTAGACGTAGAGGAAAACCCGCAGTTGATGTTCTACGCCGCTGCGGCCATGCGTACCGAAGAAGCCAAGTGGGCGTTTGAAGGCGCGACTGAAATCGAGATGGTCATCGTCCAGCCGCCACAAGTCAAGCGTTGGGTGACCACACCTGCTCGCATTGCCCAGTTTGAAAAGGATTTGGTCAAAGCAGTCAAGCTGGCGCAGCAACCCAACGCCGAGCTCAAGATTGGTGACCATTGCCGTTGGTGCGCGGCCAAGCCCATTTGCCCACAGATGACTGGCGCTGTTGACCGCGCCTTGAAGACGCAAATCGACGGTTTGGACGCCCCCACAATCAGCGCGTATTTAAAAAATGCTGATATGCTGGAGCAGTGGATCACTGACTTGCGCGCCTTGGCGTTGCAGATACTTGATTCGGGTGCCAGACTCCCTGACTACAAACTGGTGGCCAAGCGCGCCATCAGACAATGGACTGACGAAGATAAGGCCAAGGTTGCTTTGTTTGCGTTTGGTCTGACAGAATCTGAAGTGGTGGAGACGTCTGTGATCTCTCCGGCCAAGGCTGAAAAGGCGCTCAAAAAGCGCAAGCTCGCTTTGCCGGACGATCTGGTCGTCGCCATCTCTTCGGGTAACACTTTGGCCAGCGTGGACGACCCACGCCCCGAAGTGCTTCAAATCGGGAAGCAACTTACCGCTGCCCTTTCTAAACTTCAATAAGGAAAATCATGTCCAATTTAGTAGCGTTCTCTCAAGCGGGCTTGCCCGCAGTTTCCACCCTGTCAACCGCTTTGCGTTCGATCCAAGCAGACGTCGGCCCAGCAGGCACAGTCATCCTCAAAATGGATAAGACTGGCCATTGGGTCTTCGGTGCCGATCAGACCGAAGTCGAAGACGACAGCAAGTGGGCGATCAATCCTTTCTCCTTTGTCCACGGCTTCATTGCTTGGGGTGATGGTGAGGTGTTGGCCGAGAAGATGACCAGCGTCAGCCAGCCGTTGCCTGAACTCGACGAAGCGCCCCCAGGTGCCAAGAAGGGTTGGGAAACTCAGGTTGGTCTGTCTCTGAAGTGCATCAGCGGCGAAGACAAGGGTATGGAAGCGCGTTACACCACGACCTCGGTCGGTGGTAAAAAAGCGGTTCAAGCCATTGCAGTCGCTTTGGCCGAGCAGGTCGAGAAAGATCAAACCAAGCCTGTGGCTGTTGTGAGCCTCAAAAAGGATCACTACGCCCACAAGTCCTACGGCAAGATCTATACGCCTGTGTTTGCTGTGACCGAGTGGATCAGCATGGACGGTGAGGCCGAACCTGTTGCTGAGGAAGCACCAGCACCCGCGCCAGCAGGCCGTCGTCGGAGGTCAGCATGAAGATTGAACTAGACGTGCAAGAAATCAACGCTGTGATGGCGTTGCTCGCTTCGCTGATGGACAAGATCCGTATGCAAGCCCAAGCGCAGATGCCAACGCAAGAGTAATCTTCCTGATGCCGCGTGACAGGCGGCATTGGAAAGGAGACACGAATGCTTTGGATCGACTTCGAAACCCGTAGCCGCTGTGACTTACCCAAGCACGGCGTCTACAACTACGCTCAGGACGCCAGCACCGAAGTGCTGTGCATGTCCTACGCCTTTGACGACGATGAGGTTGAGACATGGGTGCCTTTCTATACACATGCCCAAAGTCATGTACAGAAAACGCCATTTCCTATACATGTGGCCAACTACAAAGGCCCGATCTACGCCCACAACGCGGCATTTGAGCGCCTAATTTTTTGGTATGTGTTGGGCATTAACTTTGAGCTTGAGCAGTTTGTCTGCACCGCAGCGCAAGCTCGCGCCAACTGCGCGCCTGGCTCGCTAGAAGACGTTGGCCGCTTTGCTGGCGCGTCCATGAAGAAAGACCACCGTGGCGCTCAACTGATCCGCTTGCTGTGCGTACCACCATTCCGCGAAGACCCCGCGCTGATGGCCGAGATGGTCGCCTATTGTGAGCAGGACGTCCGTGCCATGCGCTCCATCAGCAAGGCGTTGCGCCCGCTGTCAGCAGATGAATTGGCCGACTACCACGTCAACGAGCGGATCAACGACCGTGGCGTGTTGGTGGACGTGCCCTTGTGCAACGCCGCCATCAAATTCGCCAGCGATGAGTTGGTCGAGATCGAGCAGATCGTGGCCGAGGTCACCAAGGGCGAGATCACTAGCGTCAGGTCGCCTAAGATGCGCCAATGGGTAATTGACCGCGTAGGGCCACAGGCGCTCAAGCTCATGGAGTCCTACAAAGACGGCGAGAAGAAATATTCAATTGACAAGACTGTGCGAGCCAACTTGCTTGCGATGGAGAACCCCGATGAGATACCGCCCGCTGTTGCCGAGGTTATCCAATGCGCGGACGACCTATGGGCGTCTTCGGTTGCGAAGTTCAGCCGCCTTGCAAGCCTTGCAGACGTCGAAGACCACCGCGTACGGGGAGCTTTCGTATTTGCTGGAGGGTCTGCCACTGGACGAGCTAGCAGCTACGGAGCCCAGGTTCACAATTTCACTCGCAAGTGCGCCAAATCGCCCGAAGACGTTAGAACTGCAATGGTCAGAGGCCATTCAATTGTTCCTCAATTTGGAAAGCGCGTTACTGATGTCCTCAAAGGAATGCTCAGGCCCGCACTGATCCCCGCTAAGGGAAAGTCCCTAGTTGTGGCCGACTGGTCGTCCATCGAAGCCCGCGCCAACCCGTGGCTGTCCAACTGCCCAGCAGGCGAGCGCAAGCTAGACGACTTCCGGCGCGGATTGGACGCCTACATCGTAAACGCAGCGGCCACGTTTAGACGCCCTTACGAAGAGATACTGGCCGAATACGAAGCCACCGAAAAGTCTGACATGCGCCAAATCGGCAAAGTCCAAGAGTTGGCCTGCGGCTTTGGCGGCTCAATTGGCGCCTTTGCTGCGATGGGCCGCGTCTACGGCGTACACCTGCCTGAGTCCGACGCCAAGCGCATGGTGGACGCATGGCGCAGGGCCAACCCTTGGTCTGTACCTTATTGGCAAAAACTAGAAGAAGCCTACACCCGCGCCATGCGAAACAAGGGGCATGAGTTCAGCGTGGGTCGGGTTACCTATATGTATGACGGCCAGCACCTTTGGTATGCTTTGCCTTCCGGTCGCGTTTTGTGCTACCCGTACGCACGACTCGAAACCGATGGTGTAACCTACGCCAAGGCCGCTTGGAAACCGGCAGCAGACGCAAAAGAATGGCCGAGGGCTCGGCTTTGGAA